AGTGAAATACCTCCCTTTTGTGGATTTGTCTGTTTGTCGACTTTTTGTGTTGGTGGTGAGTGTTGTGCAGCCTGAGCTTCCTGATAGTCGTGAGTGGTGTGGGGAGACGCGTCGTTGGTGGCGTGTGTGGGGTGAGGATAGTCGCGCGCAGTACGTGTCTGATGAGGAGTGGCTGTTTCTCATGGATGCTGCGGTGATTCATGATTGTGTGTGGCGTGAGGGTCGCGCGGATTTGGTGGCTTCGCTTCGTGCTCATGTGAAGGCTTTTATGGGTATGTTGGATAGGTATTCGGTTGATGTGGCGTCTGGTGGTCGTGGCGGGGGTTCTGCTGTGGCGATGATTGACCGGTATCGGAAGCGTAAAGGGGCTTGAGTAGGTGTCTTCTGTGGTTGGGTCTCAGGTTCCGCGTCATCGTGTTGCTGCGGCGTATTCGGTGACTGCTGGCGGTGATGCGGGTGAGCTTGGTAGGGCTTACGGGTTGACGCCTGATCCGTGGCAGCAACAGGTGTTGGATGATTGGCTTGCAGTCGGTGGCAATGGCAGGCTTGCTTCGGGTGTGTGTGGGGTGTTTGTTCCTCGGCAGAATGGCAAGAATGCTATTCTGGAGATTGTGGAGTTGTTTAAGGCGACTATTCAGGGTCGCCGGATTTTGCATACTGCTCACGAGTTGAAGTCGGCTCGTAAGGCGTTTATGCGGTTGCGTTCGTTTTTTGAGAATGAGCGGCAGTTTCCTGATTTATATCGTATGGTGAAGTCGATTCGTGCGACGAATGGTCAGGAGGCTATTGTGTTGCATCATCCGGATTGTGCCACGTTTGAGCGTAAGTGTGGTTGTCCGGGTTGGGGTTCTGTCGAGTTTGTGGCCCGTAGCCGGGGGTCTGCTCGCGGTTTTACGGTTGATGATTTGGTGTGTGATGAGGCTCAGGAGTTGTCGGATGAGCAGTTGGAGGCTTTGCTTCCTACGGTAAGTGCTGCCCCGTCTGGTGATCCGCAGCAGATTTTCCTTGGCACGCCGCCTGGGCCGTTGGCTGACGGGTCTGTGGTGTTGCGTCTTCGTGGTCAGGCTTTGTCGGGTGGTAAAAGGTTTGCGTGGACGGAGTTTTCGATTCCTGACGAGTCTGATCCGGATGATGTGTCGCGGCAGTGGCGGAAGTTGGCGGGGGATACGAATCCGGCGTTGGGTCGTCGTCTGAATTTTGGGACCGTGAGCGATGAGCATGAGTCGATGTCTGCTGCGGGTTTTGCTCGGGAGCGTCTTGGCTGGTGGGATCGTGGCCAGTCTGCTGCGTCTGTGATTCCGGCGGATAAGTGGGCTCAGTCGGCTGTGGTTGAGGCGAGTCTGGTTGGCGGGAAAGTGTTTGGTGTCTCGTTTTCTCGCTCGGGGGATCGTGTCGCGCTAGCTGGTGCTGGTAAAACGGCTTCTGGTGTGCATGTTGAGGTTATTGATGGGCTGTCGGGGACGATTGTTGATGGTGTGGGCCGGTTGGCTGACTGGTTGGCGGTTCGTTGGGGTGATACTGACCGGATCATGGTTGCCGGGTCTGGTGCGGTGTTGTTGCAGAAGGCGTTGACGGATCGTGGTGTTCCGGGCCGTGGCGTGGTGGTTGCTGATACTGGCACCTATGTGGAGGCTTGTCAGGCGTTTTTGGAGGGTGTTCGTTCGGGTGTTGTGTCTCATCCTCGTGCTGATTCTCGCCGTGACATGTTGGATATTGCTGTGAGGTCGGCGGTTCAGAAAAAGAAAGGCTCTGCGTGGGGATGGGGTTCCTCGTTTAAGGATGGTTCTGAGGTTCCTTTGGAGGCTGTGTCGCTGGCGTATCTTGGTGCGAAAATAGTTAAAGTGAAGCGGCGTGAACGGTCTGGTAGGAAGCGGGTGTCTGTGGTATGAACGTGGACGAGTTGGCTCTGATTGAGGGCATGTACGATCGTATCCAAAGGTTGTCTTCGTGGCATTGTCGCATTGAGGGCTACTATGAGGGCTCTAATCGGGTGCGTGACCTTGGTGTGGCTATTCCTCCGGAGTTGCAGCGTGTGCAGACTGTGGTGTCGTGGCCTGGTATAGCTGTGGATGCTTTGGAGGAGCGTCTGGATTGGCTTGGCTGGACTAATGGTGACGGCTACGGCCTGGATGGTGTGTATGCGGCTAATCGGCTTGCTACGGCTTCGTGTGATGTGCATTTGGATGCGCTGATTTTTGGGTTGTCGTTTGTGGCTGTTATTCCCCAGGGGGATGGGTCGGTGTTGGTTCGTCCGCAGTCACCAAAGAATTGTACGGGCAAGTTTTCGGCTGACGGGTCTCGTCTGGATGCTGGCCTTGTGGTGCAGCAGACGTGTGATCCTGAGGTTGTTGAGGCGGAGTTGTTGCTGCCTGATGTGATTGTTCAGGTGGAGCGGCGGGGTAGCCGTGAGTGGGTTGAGACGGGCCGTATACCGAATGTGCTTAGGGCGGTTCCGTTGGTGCCTGTTGTGAATCGGCGTCGCACGTCGAGGATTGATGGGCGTTCGGAGATCACTCGGTCGATTAGGGCTTACACAGATGAGGCGGTGCGCACACTGTTGGGGCAGTCTGTGAATCGTGACTTCTACGCCTACCCGCAAAGGTGGGTTACGGGCGTGTCGGCTGACGAGTTTTCGCAGCCTGGCTGGGTCCTGTCGATGGCTTCTGTGTGGGCTGTGGATAAGGATGATGACGGTGACACTCCGAATGTGGGGTCGTTTCCTGTGAATTCTCCTACACCGTATTCGGATCAGATGCGTTTGTTGGCGCAGTTGACTGCGGGTGAGGCGGCTGTTCCGGAACGCTATTTCGGGTTTATCACGTCTAACCCGCCTTCTGGGGAGGCTTTGGCTGCGGAGGAGTCTCGGCTTGTGAAGCGTGCTGAACGCAGGCAGACGTCGTTTGGTCAGGGTTGGTTGTCGGTTGGTTTCCTGGCTGCCCGGGCGTTGGATTCGAGTGTTGATGAGGCCGCGTTTTTTGGTGATGTTGGTTTGCGTTGGCGTGATGCTTCGACGCCGACTCGGGCGGCTACGGCTGATGCTGTGACGAAGCTTGTGGGTGCCGGTATTTTGCCTGCTGATTCTCGTACGGTGTTGGAGATGTTGGGTTTGGATGATGTGCAGGTTGAGGCTGTGATGCGGCATCGTGCCGAGTCTTCGGATCCGTTGGCGGCGCTGGCTGGGGCTATTTCTCGTCAGACTAACGAGGTTTGATAGGCGATGGCTTCGGGTGCTATGTCGAGGCTTGCTGCGACTGAGTATCAGCGTGAGGCGGTCAGGTTTGCTGGGAAGTATGCGGGCTATTATGCTGAGCTTGGTCGTTTGTGGCATTCCGGGAAGATGACAGATGCGCAGTATGTGCGTTTGTGTGTGGAGTTGGAGCGTGCCGGCCATGATGGTTCGGCATCGTTGGCGGGCAAGTTCGTGTCCGATTTTCGGAAGCTTAACGGTGTGGATCCTGGTTTGATCGTGTATGACGAGTTTGATGCTGCCGCCGCGTTGGCTAGGTCGTTTTCGACTATGAAGATGATGAATAGTGACCCGGATAGGGCGAAGGATACGATTGATGCGATGGCTGCGGGTGTTAATCGGGCTGTGATGAATGCTGGCCGTGACACGGTTGAGTGGTCTGCGGGTGCGCAGGGTAGGTCGTGGCGCAGGGTGACTGATGGTGATCCGTGCGCGTTTTGTGCCATGTTGGCTACGAGGTCGGATTATACGACTAAAGAGCGGGCGCTTACTACTGGTCATACGCGGCGTCATAAGCGTGCCGGTAGGCGTCCGTTTGGTTCTAAGTATCATGATCATTGTGGTTGTACGGTGGTTGAGGTTGTTGGCCCTTGGGAACCAAATAGGGCTGATGCCGCATATCAGAGGACGTATGAGAAGGCTCGTGAGTGGGTTGATGATCATGGGTTGCAGCAGTCGCCTGGCAATATTTTGAAGGCTATGCGTACCGTGGGCGACATGAGATGATGGTTTCCGGTTGTGCGCTGCCGGTTATCGGTGCACAGGGTTGTCTCCCGCACGGGGGTCAACAATGTTGTGTTGTTTTCCGCAAGGAGTATAGGGTTAGGCTATGGCCGATCAAAACGTTGAAGAACAGAATGTTGACAATGATGCTGTTGAGCCCGGAAAGGGTGGAGACATTGTTGATGTTGTGAAGGATAGGCAGGCTGCCGGCGATGATCATGCCGGTGATGTTTCCGTGAAGGAGGAGTCTTCTTCTGGCACGGATTGGAAGGCTGAGGCTCGTAAGTGGGAGTCTCGTGCTAAAAGTAATTTTGCCGAGTTGGAGAAGCTTCGCGCCTCGGATGGTGATGCGGGGTCTGTGATTGATGATCTTCGCCGCAAGAATGAGGAACTCGAAGACCGGATCAATGGGTTTGTTCTTGAGGGTGTGAAGCGTGATGTGGCTGCCGAGTGTGGCCTGTCGGGTGATGCTGTCGCTTTCTTGCACGGTGGCGATCGTGAAGCGCTGGTGGAGTCTGCTAAGGCTTTGAAGGGTTTGATTGACCATAGTAGTGGTGGCGCGGGTGTGCGCCGTCTTGCGGGGAGTGCCCCCGTTGATGATGTTAAACGACGTGAGGGTGTCGCGTTTGTGGATGCTCTTGTCAATAATTCTAGGAGATGATTTGTGATGGCTGACGATTTTCTTTCTGCAGGTAAGCTTGAGCTTCCTGGTTCTATGATTGGTGCGGTTCGTGACCGTGCTATCGATTCTGGTGTTTTGGCGAAGCTGTCGCCGGAGCAGCCGACTATTTTCGGCCCGGTGAAGGGTGCCGTGTTTAGTGGTGTTCCTCGCGCCAAGATTGTTGGTGAGGGCGAGGTTAAGCCTTCCGCGTCTGTTGATGTTTCGGCGTTTACTGCGCAGCCTATCAAGGTTGTGACTCAGCAGCGTGTCTCGGACGAGTTTATGTGGGCTGACGCCGATTACCGTCTGGGTGTTTTGCAGGATCTGATTTCGCCTGCCCTGGGTGCTTCGATTGGTCGCGCCGTGGATCTGATTGCTTTCCATGGTGTTGATCCTGCCACTGGGAAGCCTGCTGCGGCTGTCAAGTCTTCGCTGGATAAGACGAAGCATATTGTTGATGCAACCGATAGCGCTACGGCTGATCTGATCAAGGCTGTCGGCCTTATCGCTGGGGCCGGTTTGCAGGTTCCTAACGGTGTTGCTTTGGATCCGGCGTTCTCGTTTGCTCTGTCTACTGAGGTGTATCCGAAGGGGTCTCCGCTTGCCGGTCAGCCGATGTATCCTGCCGCCGGGTTTGCCGGTTTGGATAATTGGCGTGGCTTGAATGTTGGTTCTTCTTCGACTGTTTCGGGTGCCCCGGAGATGTCGCCTGCCTCTGGTGTTAAGGCTATTGTTGGTGATTTTTCGCGTGTTCATTGGGGTTTCCAGCGTAACTTCCCGATCGAGCTTATCGAGTATGGTGACCCGGATCAGACTGGCCGTGACCTGAAGGGCCATAATGAGGTTATGGTTCGTGCCGAGGCTGTGCTGTATGTGGCTATCGAGTCGCTTGATTCGTTTGCTGTTGTGAAGGAGAAGGCTGCCCCGAAGCCTAATCCGCCGGCCGAGAACTGATTCATTTGTTGCGGTGATGTGTCAATGTGCAGGGGGTGGTGTTGATGGGTATCATTTTGAAGCCTGAGGATATTGAGCCTTTCGCCGATATTCCTAGAGAGAAGCTTGAGGCGATGATTGCCGATGTGGAGGCTGTGGCTGTCAGTGTCGCCCCCTGTATCGCTAAACCGGATTTCAAATATAGGGATGCGGCTAAGGCTATTCTGCGCAGGGCGTTGTTGCGCTGGAATGATACTGGCGTGTCTGGTCAGGTGCAGTATGAGTCTGCGGGTCCTTTCGCCCAGACTACACGGTCTAATACTCCCACGAATTTGTTGTGGCCTTCTGAGATTGCCGCGTTGAAGAAGTTGTGTGAGGGTGATGGTGGGGCTGGTAAAGCGTTCACTATTACACCCACTATTAATGGTCGATATGCACATTCTGAGGTGTGTTCCACTGTGTGGGGTGAGGGTTGCTCGTGCGGATCTGATATTAACGGCTACGCTGGCCCTTTGTGGGAGATATGATATGACCAGTTTTCCTTACGGTGAAACGGTTGTGATGCTTCAACCGACTGTTCGTGTCGATGATCTTGGCGACAAGGTGGAAGACTGGTCTAAGCCTGTCGAGACTGTGTTCCATAACGTGGCCATCTATTCTTCGTTGTCGCAGGAGGATGAGGCCGCGGGGCGTGACTCTGACTATGAGCATTGGTCGATGCTGTTCAAGCAGCCTGTTGTTGGTGCCGGTTATCGTTGCCGGTGGCGTATTCGGGGTGTTGTGTGGGAGGCTGACGGGTCTCCTATGGTGTGGCATCATCCGATGTCTGGCTGGGATGCTGGTACGCAGGTTAATGTGAAGCGTAAGAAGGGCTGATAGATTGTGGCACGTGATGTGAATGTGAAGCTGAACTTGCCGGGTATTCGTGAGGTGTTGAAGTCTCCTGGGGTGCAGTCGATGTTGGCTGAGCGTGGCGAGCGGGTTAGGCGTGCGGCCTCGGCGAATGTGGGCGGTAACGCTTTCGATAAGGCCCAGTATCGTGCAGGGTTGTCGTCGGAGGTGCAGGTTCACCGTGTTGAGGCTGTCGCCCGTATAGGCACCACATATAAGGGTGGGAAGCGTATTGAGGCGAAGCATGGCACGCTGGCTCGTTCTATTGGGGCTGCGTCGTGATCGTTTACGGTGATCCGCGTGTGTGGGCTAAACGCGTGCTCAAGGATGATGGCTGGCTGTCTGATATACCCTGTGTGGGGACGGTGCCCGATGATTTCAGCGGTGATCTGATTTGGTTGGCGTTGGATGGTGGCCCGCAGTTGCATGTTCGCGAGCAGGTTTTTTTGCGGGTGAACGTGTTTTCTGATACTCCGGATAGGGCTATGAGCCTGTCGAGGCGTTTTGAGGCTGTTCTGGCTGACGGGGTTGATGGTGACCCTGTGGTGTACTGTCGACGGTCTACTGGCCCTGATTTGCTGGTTGATGGTGCACGTTTTGATGTGTATTCGCTGTTTGAGCTGATATGTAGGCCTGCGGAGTCTGAGTAAGCTTATTGTTTTTGTTTTAATGTAATTGTTTGATATTGTTTTTGGGGGTTGTGATGGCTGCAACACGTAAAGCGTCTAATGTTCGCTCAGCGGTTACTGGCGACGTTTATATTGGTAAAGCTCATGCTGGTGACACTATTGATGGTGTGAAGACGGTTCCTGACGGTCTTACCGCTTTAGGGTATCTGTCTGATGACGGGTTTAAGATTAAGCCTGAGCGTAAAACGGATGATTTGAAGGCTTGGCAGAATGCGGATGTTGTTCGCACTGTGGCTACGGAGTCTTCTATCGAGATTTCTTTCCAGCTGATCGAGTCTAAGAAGGAGGTTATCGAACTGTTTTGGCAGTCGAAGGTTACTGCCGGAGCCGATTCGGGTTCGTTCGATATTTCTCCTGGTGCCACGACGGGTGTTCATGCCCTGTTGATGGATATTATTGATGGCGATCAGGTTATTCGCTACTATTTCCCTGAGGTTGAGCTTGTCGATCGTGACGAGATTAAGGGTAAGAATGGCGAGGTGTATGGGTATGGTGTGACGTTGAAGGCGTATCCTGCCCAGATTAATAAGAAGGGTGATGCGGTGTCTGGTCGGGGGTGGATGACGGCTTTAAAAGCTGATACTCCCCCGGTTCCTCCTTCTCCGAAGCCGGAGCCTCCTAAGCCGCCTAAGCCTGAGCCGGATCCGAATCCTCCGGCCGGTAACTGATACACTATTTTAGGGATTGTTGATAGATGAGTGACACAGGTTACACGTTGAAGATTGGTGACCGTAGCTGGGTGTTGGCGGATGCGGAGGAGACGGCTCAGGCTGTTCCTGCCCGCGTGTTTCGCCGTGCCGCCAGGATTGCCCAGTCTGGGGAGTCTGCTGATTTCGCCCAGGTTGAGGTGATGTTTTCTATGTTGGAGGCTGCCGCCCCAGAGGATGCTGTGGAGGCTTTGGAGGGGCTTCCTATGGTTCGTGTGGCCGAGATTTTCCGTGAGTGGATGGAATATAAGCCTGACGGTAAGGGTGCCTCGCTGGGGGAATAGTTTGGCTCCACGGCCTGATTGATGATTATCGTGGGGCCATCGAATACGATTTCCGCACCAAGTTTGGTGTTTCTGTTTATAGTGTTGGTGGCCCGCAGATGTGTTGGGGTGAGGCTGTCCGGCTGGCTGGCGTGTTGTGTACCGATACGTCTAGCCAGTTGGCGGCCCACCTGAATGGTTGGCAGCGCCCGTTTGAGTGGTGCGAGTGGGCTGTGCTGGACATGTTGGATCATTACAGGTCTGCTAATAGTGAGGGGCAGCCGGAGCCTGTGGCGAGGCCTACGGATGAGCGTAGGGCCCGGTTTACGTCTGGGCAGGTGGACGATATTTTGGCGCGTGTTCGTGCCGGTGGCGGGGTGTCTCGCGAGATTGATATTATGGGGTGAATAGTGTATGTCTGGTGAGATTGCTTCCGCATATGTGTCTTTGTATACGAAGATGCCTGGTTTGAAGGCTGATGTTGGTAAACAGTTGTCTGGGGTGATGCCTGCTGAGGGTCAGCGTTCGGGTAGTTTGTTTGCTAAGGGTATGAAGTTGGCTCTTGGTGGTGCCGCAATGGTGGGTGCCATCAATGTTGCCAAGAAGGGCCTCAAGTCGATTTATGATGTGACTATTGGTGGCGGTATTGCTCGCGCGATGGCTATTGATGAGGCTCAGGCTAAACTGACTGGTTTGGGTCACACGTCGTCTGACACGTCTTCGATTATGAATTCGGCTATTGAGGCTGTGACTGGTACGTCGTATGCGTTGGGTGATGCGGCGTCTACGGCTGCGGCGTTGTCTGCTTCGGGTGTGAAGTCTGGCGGGCAGATGACGGATGTGTTGAAGACTGTCGCCGATGTGTCTTATATTTCTGGTAAGTCGTTTCAGGATACGGGCGCTATTTTTACGTCTGTGATGGCTCGCGGTAAGTTGCAGGGCGATGACATGTTGCAGCTTACGATGGCGGGTGTTCCTGTGCTGTCTTTGCTTGCCAGGCAGACTGGTAAAACCTCGGCTGAGGTGTCGCAGATGGTGTCGAAGGGGCAGATTGATTTTGCCACGTTTGCGGCTGCGATGAAGCTTGGCATGGGTGGTGCTGCACAGGCGTCTGGTAAGACGTTTGAGGGCGCTATGAAGAATGTTAAGGGCGCCCTGGGTTATCTTGGTGCTACGGCTATGGCGCCGTTTCTTAACGGGTTGCGGCAGATTTTTGTTGCGTTGAATCCGGTTATCAAATCTATCACGGATTCTGTGAAGCCGATGTTTGCTGCCGTCGATGCTGGTATTCAGCGTATGATGCCGTCTATTTTGGCGTGGATTAATCGTATGCCGGCTATGATCACTCGAATGAATGCACAGATGCGCGCCAAGGTGGAGCAGCTGAAGGGCATTTTTGCGAGAATGCATTTGCCTGTTCCTAAAGTGAATTTGGGTGCCATGTTTGCTGGCGGCACCGCAGTGTTCGGTATTGTTGCTGCGGGTGTGGGGAAGCTTGTTGCAGGGTTTGCCCCGTTGGCGGTGTCGTTGAAGAATCTGTTGCCGTCGTTTGGTGCTTTGAGGGGTGCCGCTGGGGGGCTGGGTGGCGTGTTTCGCGCCTTGGGTGGCCCTGTTGGTATTGTGATCGGGCTGTTTGCTGCCATGTTTGCTACGAACGCCCAGTTCCGTGCCGCTGTTATGCAGCTTGTGGGGGTTGTTGGCCGGGCTTTGGGGCAGATTATGGTCGCCTTGCAGCCACTGTTTGGGATTGTTGCTGGCGTGGTTGCCAGGTTGGCTCCCGTTTTTGGCCAGATTATTGGTATGGTTGCTGGTTTGGCTGCCCGGCTGGTGCCTGTTATTGGTATGCTTATTGCCCGGCTGGTTCCTGTTATCACCCAGATTATTGGTATGGTAACCCAGGTTGCTGCCATGTTGTTGCCTATGCTGATGCCGGTTATTCAGGCTGTTGTTGCTGTGATACGGCAGGTTATTGGTGTGGTCATGCAGTTGATACCTGTTTTGATGCCGGTTGTGCAGCAGATTTTGGGTGCTGTCATGTCTGTTTTGCCGCCGATTGTTGGTTTGATACGGTCGCTGATACCGGTGATCATGTCGATTATGCGTGTGGTGGTGCAGGTTGTTTCGGTTGTGTTGCAGGTGGTGGCCCGTATTATTCCGGTTGTTATGCCGATTTATGTTTCGGTGATTGGATTCATTGCCAAGATTTATGCTGCGGTTATCGTTTTTGAGGCTAAGGTTATTGGCGCTATTCTTCGTACTATTACGTGGATTGTGAATCATTTAGTGTCTGGCGTGAGGTCTATGGGCACGGCCATCCAGAATGGCTGGAATCATATCAAATCGTTTACGTCTGCGTTTATTAACGGTTTTAAGTCGATCATTTCTGGCGGTGTTGCCGCGGTTGTGGGGTTTTTTACGCGGCTTGGTTTGTCGGTTGCTTCTCATGTTCGGTCTGGTTTTAATGCGGCCCGTGGCGCTGTTTCGGCTGCGATGAATGCTATCCGGAGTGTTGTGTCTTCTGTGGCGTCTGCTGTTGGCGGGTTTTTCGGGTCGATGGCGTCTAGGGTTCGTAGTGGTGCTGTGCGCGGGTTTAACGGGGCCAGGAGTGCGGCTTCTTCTGCTATGCATGCTATGGGTTCTGCGGTGTCTAGTGGTGTGCATGGTGTGCTGGGTTTTTTCCGGAATCTGCCTGGCAATATTCGGCGTGCGCTTGGTAATATGGGGTCCTTGTTGGTGTCTGCTGGCCGTGATGTGGTGTCTGGTTTGGGTAATGGTATCCGGAATGCTATGAGTGGCCTGTTGGATACGGTGCGTAACATGGGTTCTCAGGTTGCTAATGCGGCGAAGTCGGTGTTGGGTATTCATTCCCCGTCTCGGGTGTTTCGTGACCAGGTTGGCCGGCAGGTTGTTGCCGGTTTGGCTGAGGGTATTACTGGGAATGCTGGTTTGGCGTTGGATGCGATGTCGGGTGTGGCTGGTCGGCTTCCGGATGCTGTGGATGCCCGGTTTGGTGTGCGATCGTCTGTGGGCTCGTTTACCCCGTACGACCGGTATCGGCGTGCGAACGAGAAGAGTGTTGTGGTGAATGTTAACGGACCCACGTATGGTGATCCTAACGAGTTTGCGAAGCGGATTGAGCGGCAGCAGCGTGACGCTTTGAACGCGTTGGCTTACGTGTGATAGTGGGGTGTGGTTCATGTTTCTTCCTGACCCGTCTGATCGTTCTGGTTTGACTGTGACATGGTCTATGTTGCCGTTGATTGGTAATGGTCCGGAGCGTGTGCTTAATTTGACGGATTATACGGGTGCGTCTCCTGTCATGTTGTTGAATGATTCGTTGCGCGGTTTGGGTGTTCCTGAGGTGGAGCATTTTTCTCAAACTCATGTTGGGGTGCATGGCTCGGAGTGGCGCGGGTTTAATGTGAAGCCTCGCGAGGTGACATTACCTGTCCTGGTGTCGGGTGTTGACCCGGATCCGGTGGGCGGGTTTCGTGACGGTTTTTTGAAAGCCTATGACGAGTTGTGGTCTGCTTTTCCTCCTGGCGAGGAGGGGGAGTTGTCTGTGAAGACTCCTGCCGGTGTTGAGCGTGTGTTGAAGTGTCGTTTTGATTCGGTGGATGACACGTTTACGGTGGATCCGGTGAATCGTGGCTATGCCCGCTATGTGCTTCATTTGACAGCTTATGACCCGTTTTGGTATGGGGATGAGCAGAAGTTTCGTTTTAGTAACGCGAAGTTGCAGGATTGGTTGGGTGGCGGCCCTGTTGGCAAGGATGGCACGGCGTTTCCTGTGGTGTTGACGCCTGGTGTTGGTTCGGGTTGGGATAACCTGTCTAATAAGGGTGATGTGCCTGCGTGGCCTGTGATTCGTGTTGAGGGGCCTTTGGAGTCGTGGTCTGTGCAGATTGATGGTTTGCGTGTGTCTTCGGATTATCCTGTCGAGGAGGGTGAGTGGATCACTATTGATACGGATCCTCGCCAGCAGTCTGCGTTGTTGGATGGGTTTGAGGATGTGATGGATCGTTTGACAGAGTGGGAATTTGCGCCTATCCCGCCTGGCGGTTCTCGGAGTGTGAATATTGAGATGGTTGGTTTGGGTGCCATTGTTGTGTCGGTGCAGTACAGGTTTTTGAGGGCTTGGTGAATGGTTGATGGCTGGTCTTGTTCCGCATGTAACATTGTTTACGCCGGATTATCGTCGTGTGGCGCCTATCAATTTTTTTGAGTCGTTGAAGTTGTCGTTGAAGTGGAATGGTTTGTCCACTTTGGAGTTGGTGGTGTCGGGTGATCATTCTAGGCTTGACGGGTTGACGAGACCGGGTGCGCGGCTGGTTGTTGATTATGGTGGTGGCCAGATTTTTTCTGGGCCTGTGCGTCGGGTGCATGGTGTGGGTCCGTGGCGGTCTTCCCATGTGACTATCACGTGTGAGGATGATATTCGCCTGTTGTGGCGTATGCTGATGTGGCCTGTGAATTATCGTCCCGGTTTGGTGGGTATGGAGTGGCGTGCGGACCGGGATTATGCTCATTATTCGGGTGCGGCTGAGTCGGTGGCTAAGCAGGTGTTGGGGGATAATGCTTGGCGTTTTCCGCCTGATATATTTATGGTGAATGATAAGAGTCGTGGCCGCTATATTAAGGATTTTCAGGCGCGGTTTCACGTGTTTGCCGATAAACTGTTGCCGGTGTTGTCGTGGGCTCGGATGACTGTCACGGTGAACCAGTTTGAGAATGCGAAGTTTGATCAGCGGGGTTTAGTGTTTGATTGTGTGCCTGCTGTGACGCGTGACCATGTGTTGACTGCCGAGTCTGGTTCGATTGTGTCGTGGGAGTATGTGCGTGACGCCCCGAAGGCTACGTCGGTGGTTGTGGGTGGCCGCGGCGAAGGCAAAGATCGGCTGTTTTGCGAGGATGTTAATTCGATGGCCGAGGATGACTGGTTTGATCGTGTAGAGGTGTTTAAGGATGCCCGTAACACGGATTCTGAGCATGTGCATCTCATCGATGAGGCTGAGCAGGTGCTGTCAGAGTTAGGGGCCACGTCGGGGTTTAAGATTGAGTTGGCTGAGTCGGATGTGTTGCGGTTTGGGCCCGGTAATCTGATGCCGGGTGATCTTATCTATGTGGATGTGGGCTCGGGGCCTATTGCGGAGATTGTTCGGCAGATTGATGTGGAGTGTGATTCGCCTGGGGATGGTTGGACGAAGGTGACACCGATTGCCGGGGATTATGAGGATAATCCGTCGGCCTTGTTGGCTCGCCGTGTTGCCGGTTTGGCTGCCGGTGTGCGGGATTTGCAAAAGTTTTAGAAAAGATTTGGGGGTTTGTTGTGGGTATTGTGTGTAAAGGTTTTGATGGTGTGTTGACCGAGTATGATTGGGCTCAAATGTCTGGTCTGATGGGTAATATGCCTTCCGTGAAAGGGCCGGACGATTTTCGTGTCGGCACTACTGTTCAGGGTGCCACAGTGTTGTGTGAGGTCCTGCCGGGGCAGGCTTGGGCTCACGGGGTGATGTGCACGTCGAATAGTGTTGAGACGGTGACAGGGCAGCTGCCTGGCCCTGGTGAGACCCGCTACGACTATGTGGTGTTGTCTCGGGATTGGGAGCAGAACACAGCCAAGTTGGAGATTGTTCCTGGGGGCCGTGCGGAGCGTGCCCGGGATGTGTTGAGGGCCGAGCCTGGCGTGTATCATCAGCAACTGTTGGCTACTTTGGTGTTGTCGTCTAACGGGTTGCAGCAGCAGTTGGATAGGCGTGCCGTGGCGGCCCGTGTGGCGTTTGGCGAGTCTGCGGCTTGTGATCCTACCCCTGTGGAGGGTGACCGTGTGATGGTGCCTTCGGGGGCGGTGTGGGCTAACCATGCGGGCGAGTGGATGTTGTTGTCCCCCAGGATTGAGACGGGTTCGAAGTCGATCATGTTTGGCGGGTCTGCTGTGTATGCTTACACGATCCCGTTTGATCGCCAGTTTGCTAGTGCGCCTGTTGTGGTGGCGTCTATGGCTACGGCGGCTGGGGGCACGGCACAGATTGATGTGAAAGCCTACAATATTACTAATAAGGATTTTCAGTTGGCGTTTATTACGAATGATGGTTCGAAGCCTTCTAATGTGCCTGCGATAGCTAACTGGATTGCTGTCGGCGTGTAATGCGCGGCTTGTGTATATGTGACGTGTTGTGGTGGTTGTAGTGGTAGGGGGCTGTAGTGTCATGGTTTACACCCACACTCGTAGCCTCTCTTTGTACCGCTATCGCTACTGTCCTTGGTTCGATTCAGGCGGCTACTTACAGGTCGAAGAAGAGGCTTAGGCAGTTGTCTGCGCAGGTTGATGCGATGGAAGAATACACGTGGAATATTCGCCATATTGTTCATCGCTATAACGCGAATTTGCCTGACAATGTTGAGCCGGTGAAGATGCCTGATTTGCCCGAGTTTTTGAAGGATACTGTTGATGGTGGTGGGGGGTGAATTGTGAGGGAGTTGGAGGAGGAGAAGCGGCAGCGCCGCTCGTTTGAGAAAGCTTCCCTGTTGCTGTTGTTCCTGTCGCTTGTACTGTTGGCGGTGGTTGCCGGGGGTGCTTTGCGGTATGGTTCTGTGGCTTCCCAAAGGGATTCGGAGCAGGCGAGGGCCCAGTCGAATGGTACAGCGGCTAAAGGGTTGGCCAGCCGTGTGCGGCTGGTGTGTGCCTCTGGCGGGCAGGAGTCGGTGCGGCTTCACCAGTCTGGTTTGTGTGTGGATGCTCAGCGTGTTGAGCGGAGTGTGCAGGGTGTGCCAGGTCCTGCCGGTGTACGTGGCCCGCAAGGGCCCGCCGGGGTTGACGGCCGGGATGGTGTTAATGGTTCGGCTGGGCTGGTTGGCCCTGTTGGTCCGCAGGGTTCCCCGGGTTTGAATGGTGTGAAGGGTCCTGACGGGTTGCCTGGTGCTAATGGCAAGGATGGTGTCGATGGTGTTGCGGGTCGTGCAGGTGCTGACGGTGTGAACGGCGTTGACGGCGCTGATGGTCGGGATGGTTCAGCCGGTGAGCGCGGCGAACAGGGCCCTTCAGGTCCTGCCGGCCCGCAAGGTGCACAGGGTGAACGGGGTGAGCGCGGCCCCGCCGGTGTGAATGGATCCGATGGCAAGGATGGCAAGGATGGGCGCTCTGTGGTGTCTGTGTACTGTTCTGATGGTCGCCTGGTTGTGAAATATAGTGACGGTGTGGCTTCCACGATATCGGGCTCGGTAGCCTGCCAGGGTGTGAAACCGTCGCCTATAGTGACTATATCATCCCACAAATAAAAGAGGAAGGGTGTTACTGTGATTGTCATGTTTTGGGGTGGTGTGTGGTGAGGTTTATTCCTGCGGCGCATCATTCTGCCGGCTCGAATAGTCCGGTGAATAGGGTTGTGATTCATGCGACGTGCCCTGATGTGGGTTTTCCGTCAGCCTCACGTAAAGGGCGGGCGGTGTCCACGGCAAACTATTTCGCGTCCCCATCGTCTGGTGGTTCGGCGCATTATGTGTGTGATATTTCGGAGACGGTGCAGTGCTTGTCTGAGTCTACGATTGGTTGGCATGCCCCGCCGAATCCGCATAGTTTGGGTATAGAGATTTGCGCGGATGGGGGTTCGCACGCCTCGTTCCGGGTGCCGGGGCATGCTTACACTCGGGAGCAATGGCTGGATCCTAGGGTGTGGCCTGCGGTGGAGAAGGCTGCCATCCTGTGTAGACGTTTGTGTGACAAATATAATGTTCCGAAAAGGAAGCTTAGTGCAGCCGATTTGAAGGCCGGTAAACGTGGTGTTTGCGGGCATGTGGATGTGACGGATGCGTGGCACCAGTCGGATCATGACGATCCTGGGCCGTGGTTTCCGTGGGACAAATTTATGGCCGTAGTCTGCGGCGGCAGTGGAGATAGTGGGGAGTTAACTGTGGCTGATGTGAAAGCCTTGCATGATCAGATTAAACAATTGTCTGCTCAGCTTAGTGGTTCGGTGAATAAGCTGCACCATGATGTTGGTGTGGTTCAGGTTCAGAATGGTGATTTGGGTAAACGTGTTGATGCCCTGTCGTGGGTGAAGAATCCGGTGTCGGGAAAACTGTGGCGCACAAAAGACGCCCTGTGGAGCATCTGGTATTACGTGCTGGAGTGTCGTAGCCGTATTGACAGGCTCGAGTCTACTGTCAACGATTTAAAGAAGTGATGTGTGATGGGTAAACAGTTTTGGTTGGGCCTGCTGGAGCGGGCGGCTAAGACTTTTGTGCAAACGTTTGTTGCGGTGTTGGGGGTGACGGCGGGTGTCACATATACTGCGGAGTCGTTTCGCGGTTTGCCGTGGGAGTCTGCCCTGATCACAGCAACGGTTGCTGCGGTGCTGTCGGTTGCTACATCGTTTGGTAGCCCGTCGTTTGTGGCCGGCAAACCTAAAACCACGCCTGTGGATGCGGGTTTGGTTCCACCGGATGATCCCGGAATAGTGGAGCCTCACATGGTGGATGTGTCGGATCCTGGCATGATCGAGCCGACAGATGATGCTGATCTTGGTGGCTATGTGCCAAAACACGCTGCCGAGTCTGAGGTTGGCACGGTAGAGTCGACTGTTGCATAATTGAATATAGATGTGTGCCCCAGCGGTGCTGCCACGATTGTGTGGTGGTTGCCGCTGGGGCACTCTTTTTGTATATTGCGGTGTGGCTATGATTCGTTGCTGTCGATGGTGTCTTCGAGCATCTGGTACAGGTGGAGGCAGGTGCAGATAGTTTCTCTGGCCTGGTCGAGAACGTTCCGGCCGATAACGTTTTTGTGGTTGTCGCGGTGGCGGAGGATAGCCCACATGATCTCGTCGGCTGCCGCCTGTAGTAGTTTGGCCTGGTATGCGATTCCGGCGAGCCAGTCTAGTGCTTCCTGGCTTGCATAGGGGCTCTGGTCCTCGCTGTTGCCGCGGGTGTTGCTGTTGTTTGTGGGGTGTCCTTCACTGTCGCATAGCCACAGGATTTCGCTGCACTCGTCTAGCGTGTCCTGGTCGATAGCGAGATCGTCGAGGCTGACATTGTTGACGGTAAGGTTCACGTTGTCGAGGGAGATGGGTACACCGTACTGGTTTTCGACACTGTCAACAATGTTTTCCAGCTGTTGCATGTTGGTGGGCTGTTGTTGGACGATACGGTGTATCGCTGTGTTGAGGGTGGTGTAGGTGATGTTGTGTGTGTTGTTCATCGTGTTATGCCATTCCTTCGTTATCGTCTGGCATGTAGTATGTGCTGTTTGCGTACTCGGTGAGGGTGATGAGTGTTTGGTCTGCCCACTGTTTCACAGTTTGCCGGGTGACCCCGAGTCGTTGGGCGGCTGTGGCGTAGGTTTGGTCGTATCCGTAGACTTCCCGGAATGCTGCCAGCCGTGCCAAATGTTTTCGCTGTTTGGATGGTTCACAGGTGAGGGTGTAGTCGTCGATGGCTAGCTGTAGATCGATCATGGTAACAATGTTGTTGCCGTGATGCTGTGGGGCGGTTGGTGGGGGTGGCATGCCCGGCTCCACACTGGGTTTCCATGGTCCGCCGTTCCAGATCCATTGTGCGGCTTGGATGATGTCGGCGGTGGTGTAGGTTCGGTTCACTGGTCACCCCCTGAACAGGTCGTTGGTGTTGTTGGTGTTGGTGGTGTCGAATCGTCCGACGCAGTGGCAGTAGTCGTACATGAGTTTAATAATGTGTTGGTGGTCGCCGAGGTAGGTGTTTCCGCTGATGCTGTAGGTGGCTGTGCCGTCTTTACTGATGGTGTATTTGGCGGTGATGGTTTCGGGGTTTTCTGTGTTGGTGATGATGGCTGTGGTGGTGGCGCCTACTGTTTGTAGCCTGGTGGTTTGGGTTCCGTCGTCGATGGTGGTTTTAACCATGGGGGTTCTCCTTAAATGCTTGTTTGGTTGTCGGCTAGATGAATAATATCGGATAACGGTTTCGGTTGGTCGAGGTGTTGTATGGTTTTGTTGGCTAGCCGTTTGGCTACCCTGTAACACATTTTGGTGTAGTGTTTGTTGTCTAGGTTGTGGTATTGTTCCCGCACCGCAATATATAGTAGGGAGTCTTGGTACAGGTCGTCTGCACTGATTGCGGGGTAGTGTGCGGCTGTTTTGGTGCATGCCCGGTTGAGTGTGCGTAGATGATGGTCGGTGGCCCACACCCACGATGCGGTGGTGGCTAGGTCTGCTTTGGTTGGTCGTCGGCTCATGGCATCTCTTTCATCGGGCTATCTGGTAGTTGTTTGGTGTTTTGTTGTTGATAGTGTAGCACACGAGTCCGGGGTTGCCGGTGGTGCCCGTCTTGTGCCGGTACCATGTGGATTCTCCTTCCATGGATGGGCATTGGATGAAGGTGCGTTGTCCTTGTTCGGAGATTTCTAGGTGGTGCCGGTGCCCGGCCATGAGAATATGGGATGTGGTGCCGTTGTGGAATTCTTGGCCGCGCCACCAATCATAGTGTTTGCCGGTGCGCCATTGATGGCCGTGGGCGTGCAGGATGGTAGCCCCGGCTACGTTTACGGTGGTGGTCATTTCGTCCCGTTGGGGGAAGTGGAAGTGTAGGTTGGGGTAGTTGTTGGTGAGTTGGTAGGCTTCTGCGATGGCGCGGCAGCAGTCCACGTCGAAGGAGTCGTCGTAGGTGGTGACTCCTTTGCCGAATCGTACGGCTTCACCGTGGTTGCCGGGGATGGATGTGATGGTCACATTTTTGCAGTGGTCGAATTGGTGGATGAGTTGCATCATGGCCATGCGGGTGAGCCTGATTTGTTCCGTCAAGGGGGTTTGTGTGCGCCAGGCGTTGTTGCCTCCTTGTGACACGTATCCTTCGATCATGTCGCCGAGGAATGCGATGTGGACTCGTTGCGGTTTGCCTGCTTGTTGCCAGTAGTGTTTTGCGACGATGAGGGTGTGTAGGTAGTCGTCGGCGAAGTGTGATGTTTCTCCGCCGGGGATGCCTTTGCCGATTTGGAAGTCTCCTGCCCCGATGACGAAGGCCGCGGTGCTGTAGTCGGTGCGGGTGTCTTGTTCGGGTTTTGGTGGCTGCCATTCGGCTAGTTTATCAACGAGTTCGTCTATAGGGTAGGGGTTTATTGGGGGTTGGTGGTCGATGATTTTTTGTACGGATCTGCCTGTTTCTCCGTTGGGGAGTGTCCATTCGGAGATGCGTGTGCGGCGTACAGTACCATTGGCTAGATTGTCGTCGATAGTGTCGATGGCGTTGTCGTGGTTGGCTAGCTGTGTGAGTAGCCGGTCTATATTGTCTATCATCGGGTATCTTCCTGTTGTGGGGTGGTGTTGGCTTGTTTACGGCGGTAGTCTTTTATAACAGTGGCGGAGATGGGGTATCCTGCCTGGGTGAGCTGTTTGGCTAGCCATGAGGCGGGGATAGACCTGTCGGCGAGGACGTCTGCAGCTTTGTTGCCGTAGCGTTGAATAAGGGTTTCAGTTTTGGTTGCCATGATGTCCTATCGGTTGTGTGGTGGGCTGCCATCCTGTGCGGCAGTCGCCGTCGTGTCCTGGTTTGCGTGTGCACCACGATACGGTTCCGTCTGTGTGGTTGAGTGTTTTGCCGCACATGACGTTTTGTAGATGCTCCGGCAGTGCGGCGTCACCCTGGTTGCTGGTTTGTGTGTCGAAGAGTGTTTTCTGGTTGGTGAAATGCTCTGACACGGTGCCGTTGTGTACGGGTAGTATCCATGTTTTCCATTGTTGTTGCATCCGGGTGTTCCAGTGGAATTGTTTGGCCGAGTTCATGGCTTGTTTAGCGGTTTTGTAGTAGCCGACTAGTATGCGCTGGTGCTCGTTGTCGGGTGGGTTTTGGCCTCGCCAGTATTGCGCTGCGACGGCGTAGCGGTTGTTGTCTGTGAAGCGCTGCCAGCAGTACTCGATGATGTGTGATAGTACCTTGTCGGGCATGTCTCGTACTTGGTTTTCGTCGAGCCACGCGTCGACCATGATGTTGCGTATGGCTTGCTTGTCTTTGGTGGTGGGTTTGAATGCGATGCTCACAGTACGGGCCTGTCGTCTTGCATGAACTGGTTGAAGGTGTTGTTCCCGGCGTGTTGGGCTTGTGTGATTTGCTGGTCGGTCCAGTCTGGGTGTTGCTGTTTCAGATAGTGCCAGTGGCACGCATTGTAGGTTTCGTCTTGTAGCCGTGTGAGATGGTTTTCGGTGATGATTTGTTTCCACATGGCCCATGACACGTCGAGCCGGTTGAGGATTTCGAGGGCTGGGATGTTGAATTGGTTCAGGAAGAGGATTTCGTGGGTGTAGTAGTTTTTCTCGTAGGCGTCCCATCCGCTTCGGTGCCTGTTGTGCTGGTTTTTGGGGTAGGCTTCCCGGCAGATTTTGTGTAAACGTTTGGCCATGTCGTCGGGTAGTTTAATGTCGGGGTTGGCGCGGATCATGGATCGCATCCCATCATAGGTGGTGCCCCAGGTGTGCATGATGTAGGTGGGGTCTTCTCCGTCGGCCCATTTTTCTGCACAGATGGCGAGGCGGATACGCCTCCTGGCTGTTTGGCTGGTGTTGCGCCGGTTGGGGATTGGGCACGTGTCAAGGGGATCCATGATGTTTTAGTGTACCTTTCTGGTTTCGTTTTGTTGACGTGTTTTATTGTAGCACTGTGTCTAGTGCTTGTGTCAACCCTGTTTTTCCGGCCTGCAGATAGGTGTCTGTGACATCCCCCAGGGTGAGGGGCACATGGGTGGCTTGCGGTAGTGCTTGGGTTAGGGTTTGGGCCATCTTGTCGCCTGCGGGGTCTGGGTCTGACCAGATGTAGATGTGGTCGTAGCCTTCGAAGAATTTGGTCCAAAAGTTTTGCCACGAGGTTGCGCCGGGTAGGGCTACGGCCGACCATCCGCATTGTTCGAGGATCATGGAGTCGAATTCGCCTTCGCAAATGTGCATTTCGGCTGCCGGGTTGGCCATGGCGGCCATGTTGTAGATGGAGCCCGTGTCTCCTGCCGGGGTTAAGTATTTGGGGTGGTTGTGGGTTTTGCAGTCGTGCGGGAGTGAGCAGCGGAAACGCATTTTTCGTATTTCGGCTGGCCGCCCCCAAACGGGGTACATGTATGGGATGGTGATGCACTGGTTGTAGTCTTCGTGGCCTGGTATGGGGTCATTGTCGATGTATCCAAGGTGGTGGTAGCGGGCTGTTTCTTCGCTGATGCCTCTTGCCGAGAGCAGGTCGAGTATGTTTTCGAGGTGGGTTTCGTAGAGGGCCGCCGCTTTCTGGATTCGGCGGCGTTCCGCAATGTTGTATGGGCGTATGCTGTCGTACATTCGGGTTTTCTTCTTCTAGTCGTTGTTTCAGTTTGGCGAGTCCGCCTCCGACACCGCATGTGTGGCAGTACCAGACGCCCTTGTCGAGGTTGATGCTCATGGAGGGCTGGTGGTCGTCGTGGAACGGGCAGAGGATGTGTTGCTCGTTCCTGGACGGGTTGTAGCGGATATGGTGGGTGTCGAGGAGGCGGCAGGTGTCAGAGGTGTGGGAGGAGCTCGTTGAGGGTTGATACCACATAGGCTTCGCTCCAGGGTTTGTTGCGCTGTTTCATCACTACGAGTCCGATGGTGGAATTGTTTTGTTTGTTTCGGTGTGTTTCGTAGTTGCGTGCCTCCCGGCTGGCTTGTTTCACGAATTCGGCGAGATGGGGTTGGCCGGCTTTCGCCTCGATAATATAGGTTTTGTTGCCGGTTGTGAGGATGAGGTCGCCTTCATCCTCTTTACCGTTGAGGTGGAGGCGTTCAATATCGTGTCCGGTGTCGCGTAGCTGGTGCAATAATCGTGTTTCCCATTCTGCGCCTGCCCTGCGGTTGCGTGCCTGCTGTGTCGCCATCATAGTCCTTTGTGTGTTGTGGTCATGTTCCATGGCTGTTTTTCGACGAGGGGTCCGAAGAATGTGTATTCGGGGTAGGCTCGTAGCCGCTCGTATCGGGTGCCGTCGGGGCTGGATTTGCCGGTGCGCTGTTTTAGCACTGCGATGCGTGCCTCTGCCGGTATCGATAGACCGTTGCCATTATCCTCGCCACCATACAATGATACTCCGAGGATGAGTTGTGGTTTTTCTGAGAGTCCGTTTTTGATTTCTCGCCGTGCTGGCGGGTGTTCGATGTCGGTTCCGGTTTTGTCGGTTGCATGGTGGGTGACAATAATGGTGGAGCCAGTATCCCTACCTAATGCTGTGATCCATTGCATGGCTTCTTGCTGGGCCTGGTAGTCTGATTCGCAGTCTTGGATGTCCATCAGGTTGTCGATGACGATGATGGGTGGGAAGGTGTTCCACATTTCCATGTAGGCTTGCAGTTCCATGGTGATGTCTGTCCAGGTGATGGGTGACTGGAATGAGAATGTGATGTGTTGGCCGTGGTGGATGCTGTCTCGATAGTATTCTGGCCCGTAGTCGTCGATGTTTTGTTGTATCTGTGTGGTGGTATGTTGGGTGTTGAGTGAGATGATTCGTGTGGAGGCCTCCCAGGGTGTCATGTCCCCGGATATGTAGAGGGCTGGCTGGTTGAGCATCGCGGTGATGAACATGGCTAGCCCGGATTTTTGGCTGCCGGAGCGCCCCGCGATCATGACTAGGTCCCCTTTGTGGATGTGCATGTCCAGGTTGCGGTAGAGGGGTTCTAGTTGTGGTATGCGGGGCAGCTCGGCTGCGGTTTGGGAGGCTCTCTCGAAGGATCGTTGGAGAGAGAGCATCGGAGCCTTTATCTATCGGTTGGGTGTGTTTTGGTGGTCAGATGGAGTCGATATCGATGTCAGCATCAGTTGAGGCTGTGGTGTCGTCTAGCTGGCCGTTATCGCGCTTGTCTACGTATTCGGCAACCTTATCGTAGATGGCGTCGTCTAATGGTTTGAGGATGACGGCGTTGAACCCGTTTTTGGTGCGTACGGTGGCGAGTTTGAAGGCTTGTTCTTCGCCAAGGTATGTTTCGAGTTCGCGGATCATGGAGTGTGGGCGATCGTTGTTGCCGCGTGCTTTCTCGATAATAGCGTTGGGGATGGTTTCTGGGGTGCCGTTGTTGAGGTCGTCTAGGGTGTGGAAGATTGTAACATCAGCGTAGATGCGGTCTGCGGTCTGTCCACCGTAGCCTTCGGTGTTGTGTTCCACGTCGTGCACTTTGAAGGCGATGGCGGCGGCGTCCTGGTTTTTGGACGGGTTGAAGAAGGTGCTGTTATTGCTGTTTCGGTAGTTGGCGAGTGCCATAATAGTGTTATCCTTTACTGTTGTGTCTGTTATTGTTGGTTTCTGTTGGTTTATCGGGTGAGGCTGTTTCGTTTAGTGCGGAAAGCCTCGGATACGTCACTGTTACTGGTGATGATCTTCTTGTACTGTTTTAGAAGGTCGGCTAGCTGTGCTTTGCTTGTTGCGTTGTTGATTTTGTTGATGATGATGTCGTTTTCTTTGGATGCGATGTTGTTGACGTAGTCTTTGGCTGCCTGGTTGTATCGGTCCTGGAGAATAATGGATGCGCTCGCTACGAGTGTTGCAAGATCCCAGTCTTTGGACACGTCATTGTTTTTGAGTCCGCCCAATAAATCGATGATGGCCTGTTTTGTCTGCTCTGCTGTGTCTCCGCGGATGACTGTCCATGGTGCGGCGTAGTCGCCACCATATTTGAGTGTGATCGTGAGTCGATCATTGTCGATCTTGTCTTTATCGGTCATTTGGTGTCCTTTTCTTTATTGTCTGTTTGGGGTGGCTGTACGGTTGATTCTACCGGGTATCTGTACGAGTTTTTGCCGTTGACGGCCCAGCAGGCGTCTTGTACGGGACATCCTTTGCAGAGTGCTGTGACGTGTGGGACGAAGATGCCTTCGCTGATTCCTTTCATTGCTTGACTGTACATGGATGATACATGCCGGTAGGTGTTGTTGTCAAGGTCGTAGAGTTCGGTGGATGTGCCTTGTGTCGGGGACTTGTCATCGTTGCGGCTGGTGGCCGGTGTCCAAAACATGCCTTTTGTCACATCGTTGCCGTGCTGGTTGAGCATGTACCGGTATGTGTGCAGCTGCATACTGTCTGCGGGTAGGCGTCCTGTTTTGAGGTCGAGTATAAAGGTTTCGCCGGTGTCGGTGTTGGTGAAGATTCTGTCAATATATCCGACTATTTTTGTGTCATCGTCGAGGATTGTTTCTACCGGGTATTCGATGCCTGGCTGGCCGTCAATAACAGCGGTGATGTATTCTGGGTGGTTGCGCCTCCATGTTTTCCACCGGTCGACGAAGGTGGGGCCGTACATCATCCACCAGTCGTAGTCTTTCTTGTGTGGCCCGCCCGACTCGCACATGTTTTTGCATATTCTGCCGGAGGGTTTGATTTCTGTGCCTTCGGATTTGACGAGGGCGATTTGGGTGTCGAAAATGTTTTTGAAGGATGCGAGTTTGTCTGGTAGTGCAGGGTATTCGGTGGGGTTGTACAGGTGGAGGTCGTATTGTTCGGTGATGTGGTGTATGGCGCTTCCGGCGATGGTTGCGTACCAGGTGTGGTGTTGGGCGTGGTAGCCGTGCGAGAGGCGCCATTTTTCTCCGCATTCGGCCCACTGGGTGAGTGAACTGTAGGAGATGTGGCCTGGGTGGCCGATGGTTTTCGGATATTGTGCTAGAGGCATTACTTGTCGCCTTTGTGGGTGTTCCATGGGTTGCGGGTGTCTTGGCCGGCGTGGTGTTGCTGGTATGCGAGGAGTGCGAGGCAGTGCCAGGCCGCATGGGCTAGATGGGGTAGCCCTGATTCATAATCGAGGTTGTTGCCTTGCTGCCATGATAGTAGGTGCCGGTAGAGGGCGTCGACGCTGTGGCTCCACGGGTATCCTCCGGTCCAGTTGTTGTCGCCGTATTTGGTGGCACCGTATCCGGCTACTTCGCCTAGGGCGTGCAAGGCTGCGGGGTCGATGAGGGATAGCCTGCAGAGTTTCAATTCTTTTCGGGCACCAGTGTTGGGGTCGGTGTACATGCAGGTGGGCTGATCCATGGGGTGTGTGCTCCTTAAGGGTGGGTTACTGGTTGGGGTTGTGGGCGAGTGCTACGGCGAGGATGATGATGGCGAGGGTTTCGGCGATGAGGATGGGTGTTGTGATCATTTGTTGTTTTTGGGCTGGTAGGTGAGGGTTGAGGCGCCTAGGAGGGTGGTGAGGGCGCATGCGGCAATAATGGCGAGGGCTGCCTTGTGTGGGGTGCCGGTTGCGTACATCCAGGTGATGATGCCGCCTTGGATCCAGGCGAGGCTGGTGAAGAACGTTTCGTAGCTGTGTAGCTCAATGTTGTTGTTGGGTGTGTTCATGCTTGCTCCTGAAGAATGGTGTTGATGGTTTTATAAATGTTGTACAGGTCTGTTTCGATAGATAACAGTTGGTTGATTTGGTGGTCGAGGTTGATGTTTGGGTTGAGGGTGTTGATGCGGGATGCGATGTCGGTGGCTGTGCGTAGTGTGCCGCCGGTGTGGTGAATGATGTGTGCCGTGTCGGCGAGTCCGGTGGTGACGGAGTAGTGGGAGAGGAGAGGCATAGCTGGGGGGTGCTCCTTGGCGGGTTACTGTTGCGGGTTGATGTTGAGGTCGGTGACGTGCGGGTGGTCTTCTGTTCCGGTGACGAGGCAGTGGACGGTGACTGGGAGTTTGGATGCTCCCGGCTGGCGGACGGTGGCGCCGTAGACGATGGAGAAGGTGTCTTTACCAATAATTTTGTGGAGTTGGAGGTCGATGTCGGGGTTGCCGTTCCAGTTGACACCGTGTGCGGCGGCCTGTTGTTCGGCTTTGCGGTTGCAGGCGTGTGCGGCGGTGATCATGGTGAGTCCGGTGGCGGTTTCTTCACCCCGTGTTTGGGCTTGCTTGTGGGCTTTCTGCTGTTCGGCTTGTAGGGAGCGGACTGCTGCAGCCTGCTTGGCGGCTTTCTCGGCTTTGCGCTGTTGGACGGTTTTGGGGGTCCATTCGGTGTTGGCTGTGGTGGCCTGTGTGGCTGGCTGTGAGGCGAGTGGCGGATTGTCGTCTGGGGCTGGCATGAATGAGGCGGCGGCGATGATGGCGGCTGTGATTCCGGCGATGGTGTAGCCGTTTTTCTTGTTCATGACTGTTGTCCCCTTTCTGGGGTGTTGTTCGTTGCTGACATGATCAATACTTCCAGCGAATGGACCTCGTGTCAAGGCTGCGCTCAACGATTGTGAGCGTTTGGTGTGTGGCTAGGTGTTTTATCGGGCGCATAGGGTGAGTAGATGGCCAACATTGATGCGGCTCACATTCCAGTAGAGTTGTGTGGCTTCACCGCCGGTGAGCGGCTTCCACTCGTCATGGCTGAATACGGTGCCATCGGTGGCGATGAACGTGTTGGGGCGTAGCTTGTGGAGTTCGGCTTCCACGCTCTGCCGGTAGGCTTCGGCGAGGCCCTCAAAATCCATGTGGTCGCAGGAGAGGTTTTCGAGGCGTGTCAGGTCGAAGGGTGTGGGGCAGTCGTAGCTTGCTGGGGTGTAGAGCTGGGTGAAGTGGTTGGCGATCTTCTGCATGATGATTTCCTTTTCGTTGCTGATAACGTTGTTGGGGGTTTATCGGGTGGATGCGACAAGGATGGCGTCTACGTCGATCATGTCGATGAGATCGTGGAGTTCCTCGGCTTCGTTCTCGGTGAGTGGCTGCCAGTCGGGTGACCCGTATATGGCGCCGTCGAGGGTGACAGTCCACAGGGGCCGGATGAGTCGTATGGCTTCTTGTACTTTAGCGTGGTACATGCGGCGCACCATATCCAGATCGATGTCGTCTGAATGGTTTCCGGTGAGGCTGTGGAGGCTGAGGGGGTCGATTTCTGTCTGCCTGTAGAGGCTGGTGAATGATGGTGTGATGAGTGTGCCATCCATGAGTGATGCTCCTTTCGGTGGTTGTGGGGGTTGTTGTGATTTCTAGAGTGTGTAGGTTGCAACCGGAAGTCAAGGCTGCACTCAACCGGATTGAGCGTTTCATGGAAGGTGACGGATGCCACTCAAGCCTTGATAGCCTCTCTCAGCGCCTGAAATCTTCTGGGGATAGGATTATGCAGGGTTGGCCCTGCTGATCGATTCTAGGGCCATTCTAGGGCGTCTCAGGGGTATGTCTGGGTGATAGCGGGTGTGGCAGATGATCTAGCGAGTCAAGGTGCCGAGCTTAGACATAAGATCTATCATCTAGGCGTGTGAGATGTATCACATCCTCCTGGCTTGGTGTGCACCTTCGAGGCCACCATGTCGATCTGGCGTGAAGGGTGTAGCCCAGAAATACCGTTTAAAGCTGTGACACGGCGCCTAGGAGCGCCTTACAGGGTGGGGGCTAGGTATTCATACCCCCAAGCAATTCTGATCGATTCTAGACGCCTCCAGGAGACTGATACACGATCAACCATCTCGGCATAGATCACCAGCCCCTATCCTGATTAGCTAAGCCTCAACTATGTGGACAGTGTTGGATACTGTGGGGGAAGAAGGACGCGGTAAAAGAAAGAAGGGGGAGCATCAGCCTTCACACCTTCAAGCCTGAGGGTCTTAGCACTGAGCACCTCAAGGGCTCGGCATCAGCCCGACAGCCCGAACAGGCACAGCACTGAAAGGGGTACACGTCATCAGGGAAGGCTTGAGAGTACGAGGAGCCCTAGCGACGAGTACTCGAAAGCCTGAGGGAACACCCTCAGCACTGATGAGCCTAGCGTGTTCGGAAAGGACACAGGGGTAAGGTGTGACAGCTGTCCGGGAGTGAAACCCGTTCTGACTAGGGGTTTCAGCCTTAACCACCCTCAAAGGTTACAAGACTCTAAGAAAATTTAAGGAAAAGTTTAGGTTTAATTTTTGGACCTTTACTACCAAAAACACCCGTTTACACCCCTCAAACCCGCCTATAGAGCCAAAACCACCAGTTTGACTCATCCCAGGTGGGGTATGATAGGCTGGACAGGTAGCCAGCTGGACGCAAGGCCGAAATCCGCTGACGCGGCTTTCACCCTTACATCCATCAGTCTACCAAACACTTTAAAGCTTCAAGGCTTAGCGCTAAGGTGCTGATAGCTTAGCACCGAGCCCCTCAAGGGCTCGGCATCAGTCTTAAAGCTTTAAACACTTTAAGTAAACTTAAGAGCTTAGCACTTAAAGTTAATTAATAACCTTAAAGGCTTACACACTTAGCACTGAGCCCTTCAAGGCTCAGCATCAGTATAAAGATCTTAACACCTAAGTTAAGTATAAAACCTTAAAGGCTTAGCACTTAAGGATATAAACTTAACATCAGTGTTTAAGACTTTAAAACTTAAAATAACTATTAAGACTTAAAGACTTATAAGCTTTAAACACTTAAAGTAACTATAAGACTTTAAAGACCTTAAGTACTTAAAGTTAACCATCAGTCTTAAACTTTAATATTATAACCTATAAGTCTTAAAGCTTATAAGTTATAAAAGTTTTAGAAGAGCTAAGGGGTTAACTTCTTTACTTCTCTACTCTCTTTGGTACTTTCTCTCTTCTCTTCTTTTCTTCATCAGGGGAGAAGAGGAACCTTTACCGTCAGCGCCGATGGACTTTTCGCCGTGTGACTCGTGTACCACCGGTCGCACGCTCCCGGTTTGTACACTCCCCATACTCTGACACCCGTGTCTCTTTACGGCTTGGCGTGTTCGGCTGAAGGTGTACGGCGTGTCACGCTCACATCCTTAACACCGGGTGAGACTTAAAGTGTATATTATATGTAGAAGACTTTAAAACCTATAGGGTGTTCCCGCTTAGCCTGTGTTCTACACCGCTAGGCGCCAAGCGCTAAGTCTTGAAACGCGAACACACACCCACCCCCATTGTTCTTTCGTGTCCTTCTCTTTTGACACAGCTGGGGGGCGATGTGATCTTTCTCACATGCCAGGGGGTAGTGGAGAAAACAACCACCCCAGCACAAACAGAACACCCCCCTAAACGAACAAAACAGCCCCCAGAATCGATCAGCAGGGCATCGGTAGGGTATTCATACCCCCAACGGTTCCCAGGCCGTTACAGGAGCAATGAGAGGCTCACAGGCTACCATAGGAGATCAGGGGACGCGATGGCACACACCAACCGCACAGCATCCGCCTCACACCGGCGCTGGCGGGCAAGACTCATCACCCAAGCCCGACAACAAGGCCAAGTCACCTGCCCACTCTGCGGAGTCACCATCACCTGGGACACCCACAACCTGCCCACCAGTCCCGAAGCCGACCACATCACACCCGTCAGCCGGGGAGGACTCAACACCCTCGACAACGGGCAAATCATCTGCAGAACATGCAACAGAAGCAAAGGCAATCGCAGCGAACCAAACATCAAATTCCAACAACAAACCACAAAAACATTGATTCCATGGTGAAAAACCCGCCAACCCCCACCGGGGACACCCCCTGCACACCCGCGCAAGACC